CGGGTGATGCGATTCCTCAATGGAAGCATTTGAAGGCAAACCTAGGTAGGCTAGGTGTGCTTAAACCTCTTGGAAGTATTATTTAAAGACTATAAGTATCTAGTACCTTTAATACAACACTAGGGAAATTACTTAGTGACATCCCCGCAAAATAATAAGAAACTGTAATCATCCAACAACAAGTATTTCAACAGGGGGAGTAATGTTTGATGAATTCTGGTCTTTATATCCACGAAAAATTGCTAAAGCAACTGCAAGAAAAGCCTGGGCAAAACTTTCCGCAGAACAACAACTTATGGCTGCAAAAGCTATTGACACACATTGCCAATACTGGCGAACAAAAGAAACTGAGTTAGAATTTATTCCCCATCCTTCTACATGGTTAAATGCGGAAAGATGGGAAGATGAATTGGTAATAGAACCCAAGAAAGAAAAGATTGACAAAAAGTGGATGTTTTCTAACGAAGGTATTGAAGCTAAAGCAAGGGAGTTGGGTGTCTTGGGTACTGGTTACGACTCTTATGACAGCTTAAAACAAAAATGTATGAGGAAGCTAAACATCGCTGCGCTGTAAGATTTTTGTGTAATTTACGACACAAAAAAGGTTTAAAGTGGTTTAGAGAATACATTATTGGTAAACAAGTTTTACACCAATATTTTGCGGATTATCAACAGCAGTATGCTTTAGGAAACAGGGGAGAATGGGGAAAATGGATATTGAAAGATACATTGTCGCAGCAACAGGGCTTGGGTATTTAGTAGTAGGCCTTGCACAATACTTTAAAGGGTCGCCATCTAACGCATTTATATGGTTAGGTTACGCAGCAGCCCAAATCGGTTTATGGATGAACCTCAAATGAATTATTTAAGCGTTTGTTCTGGCATTGAAGCCGCCACAGTAGCTTGGCATCACATAGGGTGGAAACCAGTAGGCTTTAGCGAAATTGAGAAATTTCCTAGCCAGGTTCTTGCACACCACTATCCACAAGTCACCAACTTTGGTGATATGACTAAATATAAAGAATGGAAATTAGATGACTCAATCGGACTTTTGGTTGGAGGAACTCCCTGCCAATCATTTAGCGTTGCAGGCTTACGCAAAGGGCTTGACGACCCAAGAGGCAACCTTGCTCTCACCTATGTTGGAATTCTTGACAAGTTTAGACCCAAATGGTGCGTTTGGGAAAATGTGCCAGGTGTCCTCAGTAGTGGTGGAGGAAGGGACTTTGGTAGCTTCCTTGGGGCGTTGGGCGAACTCGGGTATGGGTGGGCCTACAGGGTGCTTGACGCTCAAAACTTCGGAGTCGCACAAAGACGCAGAAGAGTGTTTGTTGTCGGATGTCTTGGAGGTTGGGAATCTGCCGCAAAAGTATTATTTGAGTCCGAAAGCCTGTTAGGGAATATTGCGAAGAGCAGAAGCTCGTGGAAAGAAACTACCACCGCTGCTGGAATCAGCACTCAACTCTGTGGCCCACTCACAGCAAGAGATTACAAAGGAATAAGCTCAGACGATTGTAATGAACGCTATATGAAAATGGTTGCAACACCAAAAATTGCTAATTGTTTGGAAACAACTTGTAATGATTATTCTAGGGCAGACGGCTTTACTATGATTGCATACGAAAATCATCCATCTGACAGTAGGGTAAAAGAAATGGGTGAAACTTGTCAAACTGTTACAAGCACTTGGGGTATGGGCGGTGGAAATATACCTTTTGTGCAAAGTGTTGATATATATAATTTAACAACAAATGACAATTTAAGCCAAACCATAAGAAATGGTACAGATATTGACCATGTTGGTGGATTGATACAAAACATGGCAGTTCGCAGACTTACAGAAATAGAATGTGAAAGATTGCAAGGTTTTCCTGATAACTACACTAACATTAAAGAAAACTGTCCTAGTGGTGCAAGATACAAAGCATTAGGAAATTCTATGGCAGTACCAGTAATGCGTTGGATTGGCGAAAGGATTAACCAATATGAAAGACCCTAATGATGCGATTGACTTCATTTTCAAGAAAGCGCCAGATTATGCTGCTGCAAAAGGCAGACTTGCAGAGTTGGAAAATTTTAGACATTCTCTTAAAGCAATTAAGGCCTCCCAAGCAGAAGGCAACAGCATTGCCGCAAAAGAAATGGAAGCCTATGCAAGCCAAGAATACCAAGACTTATGCAAAGCCATTGGAGTAGCCACAGAAGAAACAGAGGCATTACGCTGGCAATTAGAAGCAGCCAAAATGAGATTTGAAGCATGGCGTACAGAATCAGCAACAAACCGTAACATTGATAGGATGACTAAATGAATGACTACTCTGAAAACTATTTGCGTATACAAAAACTACTTAAATGCTATCACAACGCTACTCTTAAAAACAAATATGAAACAGCTACCAAGATAGCCCATGATTTAGCAGAAGAAACCATTAAGCTAGAGTTTGCCACTTATGACCAGGTGAGGAAAACTTGGTTAAGCTAATGCGTAATCTGTTTACTAGGGTTGTAGACTACGGTGAACTATTAGGGTTAATACCAGGTAATGAAAGGTTTTCTCCTAGCGACATAGATGGAATATGTGAAAGAAACGGGCAGTTTTTGATTATGGAATGGAAGCGCCCAAAGGATGAGGAATATGAAGGCGAAAAGGTAAGTTATGGTCAGCAAAGGCTATTGCAATCTTTAGCGGCAAAAGAAGGTTTTATTGTTGTCATTATTTATGGTAAAACTGATAATGAAATGCAAATAGAAAAGTTTTTCAGAGTTCAGCCTGATGGCCCATGTATTCAGTTAGGCATTGGTACGGATATGTTTAAAAAGTTTTATCAACAATGGTATGAACTAGCTGATGGCTACAAAAAATGAAAAGAAGTCACTCGATAAGATTGCAAACCTCGGATGTATTTTATGCTCCGAAGTCCTTGGGTTTGAAGGCAGCCAGGCAGAACTCCATCATGTACGCAGATATGGAAATGTTCGGTCTGCATCCCCTGTGCTTGCATTATGCCCTGAACATCATCGGAACGGAAACGATAGTCTTCACCGAATGGGTGTCAAAGGTTTTGAAAAAAAATGGGGAATATCCTGTCAGGAGTTGCTGGAACGACAAAGTAAGAAACTTGGAGAGGATATTTAGCGATGACGACATTCACTACGGCAGACCGATTGGCAGTTGAAGCTACAATTCTAAAGGGTCAAACCCCAATTCAGACGAGATACGGAAGGCTCTATTACGAAACTCCTTATCATGGTGCGTCCACTTGTTTGTTTTGTGACGGCTCATGTGTATACATTCGTGGCATAAAACACGAATCACCGTATCTAGATGACCACACTTAGCAGAAGAAATAGTAATGGTATGTTCGTAATCTTCACCTGTGTCGTATAAATAAGTACCCATTACCTCTTTATCTTTATCCACAATAAAATTAATTTCTTCGGGTAAAGGCATAGCCCATCTGTCAAATGGTTTCATGCAATAAATTGCCGAATACAGATTACGAATAATTGCAGGCGTTAGTTTCATACCCTGTTTATACAACCCCTAAATTCAAAAGCATCTTCACCGCATACTTGAATTAACTCTGGCAGCATCAAACGGCCTTCCTCAAAAGACAATAATGCAAAGCCAGAACGCCAATCTTTAGGATTGTCCTCTGTATAAGCCATAAACTGTTCACCATTAGGGTCAGCAAGGCAACCTGTCTGTATGCCATACCTTGTGCCGTTATAGTCTGTAAAGGGCTGTACTGCTAAATTGTGGGTATGACCTGTAATCATATTTACACCAGCGTTGACAGTATTGGCACGACCCGCACCAAATCCACCTTTCCAACGATGTTTAATACAAGTATCATCATTGACCCAAAATGACCAACATGGTTTCCATAATGGAAAATGGTCTTTAAGGGTAAACCCTTTGACACCTTCATACATACCTGTTTGCGCTGATAAAAATGTTTCAAACCTAGCGTCATGGTTGCCAAGCGTCCAAATAAGTTCTGCGCCTACTGAAACCTTTTCAATACCTTCCATCATTTCAATGCAAGACTCTAATTCTTCCTTGACTGTTGGAGTATTTTCCCAGCCTATTCTTGCATGGCGTGATGCTTGACTACCATCAAATATATCGCCATTAGCCACCACGACTTTAGGTCTAAACTCTTTAATAATCATTAACAGCGCTTTATAGGCTGTAGTAACCTCGCCAGGCCAAAAGTGGGCATCGCTAAACACGACCACTCTGCCTTTTTCTATATTTGTGCCACGCCTTGCATTGCCTGGAGTTTGTTGCACCTTACTAGCGTATGCTGGATTGGTGCTTGCAAAGGTCGGTAAAGATATACCTAACCTGTTTTCTAATGCCCGTCTGCGGTTATATACATTTCTAATGGCTATTCCATGTAAACTAGCAAATTCACTAGGGCTGCCTGTCTTATTCCAAGACTCAATCCATTCTTCATCGGATAACCAATAGCCAGCCATTAAATTTCCCCTATAATCAATAAGTTATCAAATACTAACTGAAAAATATGTCATTTGCGAAAAAAGTTGATAAAAATCAAGCATCCGTTGTTAAAGCACTACGAGATAATGGTGCTGATGTCTACTTATTACACATGGTAGGCAAGGGAATTCCTGATTTACTTGTAGCTTATGAAGGCCATACTATTTTAATTGAAGTAAAAGATGGCGCACATAAAGTATTTACCCCCGAACAAATAAAGTTTATTACGAACTGGAAGGGTGGGTATTTATACAGGGTAAATTCAAGCGAAGAAGCCGTAGATGTTTTAAAATCATTGAAAATGGAGTGATTTATGACTGAAACCCAAAATGTTGCTATGTTTGCTGCTACTTTGTTGCATAGCGCAACTAACACGCACTTTTTTCATTGGTCAACCAACTCTTATTCCCAGCACAAAGCATTAGGCAAATACTATGAAAGCATCGTGGATTTGGTAGATAGCTATGTAGAAGCCTATATGGGCTGCTATGAACAAGTAAAAGAATTCCCAAGCGTCTATCATCAACCTAAAGACGCACTTAAATACATGGAATCATTAAAGAATTTTGTTGGTGAAGCTAATGCAGATTTGCCGCAAAAACAAGAATTAGTTAATATTGTTGCCGAAATACAACAGTTAATTGACTCTACCTGTTACAAACTCAAATATTTAAAATAATGGGTTATTTAGACCAGCTTGCCAATATGTTAAGAGGAAAAGAAGAACCCTCTTATGCAACCCCTGCGTTGCCATCTTTTGATGTAATGCAACAAGCTGCTGTTCCTAATTATCGTATTCAAAATCAACCAAATCAAACAAATAGTTGGGTTAGGTCAGATTCTCCCAATGTTGTAAATTTAGGGGAAATGTTTACTGATACTGTTAAAAAAACACCAGAACAACAAACAAAAACTAAAGGGCATGAAATACAACATCAAATAGAACTTATTGCCAAGCAAAAAGGTCAAACTGGAGATGATGCAATAACTAAAGCATGGCAACAGAATTCAGAACAATTAGGATATGACCCTCGTAGAACAGAAGAGGGGCTTAAAAAATTGTTAGCACAACCCGAAGTTTCTGAATATTTTAAAAGTTTAGGCGCAAGCCCAAAAAGCAGAATTATGAATCCTGAACAAAGCCCTCTAAGTGAGGTTTTGGCTGATTTATCTGCCTATCAAACACTTACCAAACAAAATTTAATTGATAATCCAATATTGTCAAAATATGTATTTCAAGACCCCAAATTTTCTAAATTGGTTCAAAGCACTACTGGAATGAGTGGTTTTGTTGCTGGTGATTCAGATTATGCGCCTTATTCTTTAGAAGCGGCAGAAGCATGGAATAAACCTACTCGCAAAACATTATTACAAAAATTATTTAAATAAGGAATTATCATGCCAATGGACAAATCAGGGTCAGCCCAATCAGTAGGCAAGAACTACAAAACTGAGGTAGCTGCGGGAAAACCAAAGAAACAAGCATTGGCGATTGCGTTAAGTGAACAACGGGCGCACTCTAAGGGCAAAGTAAAAGCCAAATTAGAAGCTGCCTACGAAAAGTACATGAAATGAGTCGTCAAGACCAAATCCGTAATGCAATGGATACGCACGATAAGCCTATCCCGCATAAAACTACGGGTAAAGGTAAGACTTACAACCCTACAGACAAGGGCGCTGGAATGACCGCCAAAGGCAGGGCAGAATACAACGCCAAGAACAACAGCAACTTAAAACCACCTGCACCAAACCCTAAGTCAGACGCAGACAAAGGCAGAAAAGCCTCATTTTGCGCTAGAATGAAGGGTGTAGTAGCCCATGCTAAAGGCCCTGCTGAACGGGCTAAAGCATCATTAAAGAATTGGAATTGTTAATGAAACCTGGTCTGTACGAAAATATCCATAAAAAGCAAGCTAGGATAGCTGCGGGTTCGGGCGAGAAAATGCGTAAGCCTGGCAGCAAAGGTGCGCCAAGTGCTTCAGACTTCAAGCAAGCCGCCAAAACAAGAAAAGAAGTCATTACTGACAAAATGAAGGATATGTAATGGTTAATCAAAAATTAGCTGCTGCGTTGCGTCAATTTGACCCACTAGGCGCTGACTATGACTATACAACTGCTATTGGTGCAGGGATGCAACCCCAACAAGAAAGCGGTGAAAACAAAGGTCATTGGGGTTCGGTAGCCCCAACACCTATGCAATACCGCATGGATTACAATTTACCTGAAGATTCTTATATGATGCTAAAAGGCGCATCACACCCTACATTTCAAATGGGGGTACAAGGTGAACAGGACAGAGGATACCAAATAATGAAGTTCGGGGACCGTTATTTTTCAGTACCTGCAGACTTTAATAAATAAGGATATGTAATGAAACACATGACAAGAAGCTACCCGCCTGAAAATGCTATGTTGCGCCCGCACAAAGAGTCAACGCTTGAAAAGCAGCAAAAGAAGCGTCAAGACCACAATCCTCCATTAGAGTTAGACGATAGCGGTATTCTGAATAAGAAAGCTAACCAAAGAATGAAGCGTAAAGAGGCATTATCTAAGGCTATGAACAAATACCACGATGTCGATATTGTTGGATAAGTTCTTCAGATTCTTCAGGGTATAACCCTACTTTTTACAAACATTCTTCAGATAAGCTAGGGTATAGACCTACTTTTTAGCATTTGCTTAAATTGTAGGCACGCCATAGCAATCAGTTTAGGGGGCTGTTGCGCCCCTGTTTCCCATCGTGTGTATGTAACCCTATGCACGCCTAATAAATTGGCTGCGCCTTCCTGTGTAAGTCCTAGGGATGTGCGCCATCCCCTAAGGTCATAGACCATATAAAAATTCCCCGCAAAAAAGAAGGGGGCGAACCCCCTAGTTAATCGTTAGTATTCAAGCCCCGCCATATCCATCATGGCGCATTGGTTAGTAATCATTAGAGTGCGCATAGCCTTTAGGGCGTTGCGAATCTGATACTTGCTGAAGTCGTCTTTCTCCATATCAGCTAGGATAAATTGAAGGATAGAAAACATATTGTCATAGTCCTCATAAGCCTCATAGATTGCATAGGCTAGAATATCCTCTTTAGCCATAGGCTTAAACTTAGTCTTTTTTGGTTTTACTGTGGTTTCTGTCATGGTTTATTCCCCTTTGAGTAGTGATGCGATTAAAACCTGTAAATCTAAAGTATTTTCAGCAAGGTAGCCCGTATAGTTCATTGAGTCACCCCTTGCGAATGGGTCTAAGTCCGCCTCAATAGCGCCTAGAACCTCCCTAATCTCTTTAATTAGCTTTTCTTTGTTCATAATTCCCCCTTAGTAGTAATAACGCAAGCCGTCAATAGGACAGACTAGCCATTGTTTACGGCAGCCATTCGGTTTAGTGCATTGGCTACGCTTAAATTGTTTGTAATGCGTTGCGCCATACCCAAATTTGATTTCCCAAGCTGTAGGCTTACGAAAATAGGTGATTAAGTTCGCATGAATCATTTTTCTTCCCCTTTAATCCAAAAACCATTAAGACACTTTGTGCCGTCATCTTCTAGCATATCGTCCACAGAATTGTATAAACCCACATATTCGTCCGATATACAGACCACTTTGCCACTTGATAGAGTCAAAATATCCACCATACATCCACCGCCCGTATTGTAGGACTCTGTTTTTTGTACATATACCATGTGATTCCCCTTTTAAAATGGGCTGAAATAGCCCTTAAAACTGCTTAGATTAGATAATTCCCTTAGATGTCAGATACCAAACAACCTGCCCCGCAAAGAAAAGAACGACCAACACCCCCACCATGTGCCAATTTTTCATGATTAAATCCATTCTTGTCTAAACTTCTTAGATGGAGAGAACCAATGGTTTACTTGGTCAACTAAGGCAAAGCCCATATCCATACCACAGCCTTTAATCACTAAGCCTCCATTCTTACCAATGCGTGTGCCAAGTGCTGTAGATACTAAGTAATCCAAATGGATGATTCTGCCTGCATCTATCATCTTTAGGCTGATTTCTCTTTGCATACCACTAGCGCTTACATGCCTAATAACTGTATAGATAGTGTCTGTTTGTATATCTTTGAGAATGTTACCCAACTCTTGTGCTGCTTCTTGTTTGATAGTAGTCATTTAAGTTTCCCCTTTAGTTGACTGTTAATCGTTACTGCTAAGCATGACTGTAGCAAATCACTACAGTTAAATAAACAAATATTTGCTTATATTACGAATCTATCTAATAAGTGTGGTTTTTACAGCACTTCTATGGATTTATGATATATTGCACCTAATAAATTCAATCACTTAGATTTATTCATTACTGTTTTATACAGAAAGACTATGGAAAACTCCAAATCTATAACTAAAAGCTATGACTCTTTGACTGTTAATGAAGATGGAACGACAGTTCAAACCAAGAAAATCCCTCCAGGTTTAACTAATGCTGGTAAAGGCAGACCACCTGGCACACCTAATAAAGTGACCAATATAGCAAGAGAGGCCATTGCTAAGTTTGTAGACAAGAATAGCCCTCGCATGCAGACATGGCTAGAAGATGTAGCCCAAGGCGTACCAAAGACAGACAAAGAGGGTTGCATTAAATATGACAAGGACGGCAATGTTATTTGGTTAGTGCAGCCGAACCCCGAGAAAGCCTTTTTAATGTTGCAAGCTGTAATGGAGTATCACTTACCTAAGTTGGCTAGGGTTGAGAGTGTTGGAGATGAGACAGCCCCTCAGCGTATGGTAATCAGTTGGAAGCGTCCTGAATGACTGAGGGCGTCTTAGAAGTAGAGATGGACTATTGCCCTCGTAAAGTCTTTGAGGACTTCCACGATAGACAAGAAAGATGGTCGGTAATAGTAGCCCATAGGCGGTGCGGTAAGACTGTCCTATGTATTAACGACTTAATCTATAGGGCATTGATAGATGACAAGGAAGATGGCAGATACGCTTATGTTGCCCCTTACTTTGCCCAAGCTAAGTCTATAGCCTTTGATTACTTGGTACGCTTTAGCAAGCCTGTAGTGGCTAAGGTAAACCAATCGGAACTATGGGTAGAGTTAGTCAATGGGGCACGCATAAGGCTATTCGGTGCAGACAATCCAGATACATTACGGGGACTATATCTAGACGGATGCGTTCTAGATGAATACGCAGACATGAAGCCTAGTATCTTTGGGGCTGTCCTGAGACCGTTATTGGCAGACCGCAAAGGCTGGTGCACTTTTATAGGGACTCCAAAGGGGCACAATAGCTTTTGGGAAGTGTATAGCAACGCTACTCAAGACCCCTCATGGTATGTCAAAGTCCTACGGGCTAGTCAGACGGGGCTACTAGACAAAGCCGAGTTAGAAGATGCAGCTAAGACTATGACCCAAGACCAATACTTACAAGAATTTGAGTGTGACTTTGAGTCTGCAATCCTAGGGGCTTACTACGGCAAGGAAATGAGGCAACTAACAGACCAGGGGCGTATTACTGATGTCGAGTATGACCCTCTATTCCCTGTGCATACGGCATGGGACTTAGGGTACTCAGACGATACGGCAATATGGTGGTATCAGGTCGTGCATGGCGAGATTAGACTATTAGACTATCACTCATCTAATGGTCAGCCTGTCGCTTTTTATGCGGGGATTATTCAGTCTAGGGAGGCAGAGAGGGGCTATACCTACGGGACTCATTGGTTGCCTCATGATGCTAGGGCTAAGACACTCTCCTCTAATCGTAGCGTTATTGAACAGCTAGGCGATAAGATACCCTTAAAAACAATTAAGATAACCCCTAATTTAAAATTACAGGATGGTATCCAAGCTAGTAGGTTAGCCCTTACTCGGGCATGGTTTGACCATAAATGCACGGATGGCATTGAGTGTCTCCGCCAATATCAAAGGGAATACGATGAAGATAAAAAGGTATTCAGGGATAAGCCTCGCCATGATTGGACTTCTCATGGTGCTGATGCTTTTCGCTATTTAGCGATTGTTTGGAAAGATGAAGCAAAGATTGTTGACCCCGAAGCACCTATACGGGGGGTATTTGTTGGTCAAACTGAAGTCAGTCTTAATGACTTATGGAAAGAGACTAAGGTAAAAGCAAACAATAGAATATAAAAAAGGTAAAATAAGCAAACATTTCGCCAAATATTCAAACATTAAGGCAACTCATGGCAAACGATAAAGCAACAGTCAACCACACCTATGAAGATTGGTATAAAACCATTATGGGGTATGAACGCAGTTATAAGCGTTGGGAAGCCAGAGTTGACCGCATAGTTAAAAAGTACAAAGATGATAGCCGCTACGACAGAAACCCTAATGCACGATTTAACATCCTCTGGAGCAA